TGCGGTTGCACAAACTGCGCTCCCACGGGCTGTGTGAATGGCACTACGTCAGGAACTCCCACAGGGGCCGCCGGTACACCTACCGGTTGCTGTGGGACAGCGAACTGTGGCTGCGGTATAGGCTGCTGTGGCGGGTACGGTGTAGAAATCTGCTGTGGTTGCTGCTGCTGCCCTGGGATGCCAAAGTTTGCAGGCGCCGGGGTCCCTTGAGGCAGTGGGGCACCTCCACCAGGACCAACACCAGGTACACCAGCAAACGCTGCGCTGGAGTCAGGTGCTGCCTGCCCTAAGCGGTCAGCGTCCCCTGTTTTCATTACTGCGTAGAGTTCGCAATTCATTCCCCCGGATCCTCCTTTGTAAGAGTAGAAGCGGCAATGAGCGCGGGCAACGACCCCATCATAAATCTGGCCTTTGTCCACTACGGGAGTTGCAGCATCCAGCATCACACCAGGGGCTCCGTCTTCGTCGGACCGGGACAGGTTAAGTACAATTTTGTCCTGGTAAAATGCATCACCGGGATGAATCACCGCGCCATAATCCAAGCAAGGTGTTTGACTTCTGCCCAACTGGGTAATAGCTCCTGGCTGTTGGGGTGGGATTTCTAGGCCAGCGGCAACAGTGGCGTTGTATTCTGCAATGATTGCCGGTATCGCTGGATCGTTAATGTTTAGCACGATGCTGCAGCGAAATTTGCTGGGGTTTGTCGGATCGTTTTTGTAACTTGAGGCTTTCCAGAGGCCTTTAGTCCACAATAATCTTCCTTCGGGTGTTACGAATGGTTCAGCCATGATAGTTCCTTATAAAAATGATATAGGTGGTGGTGTTGCTTCCACTGTCGGATCCGATGGTCCAGATTCTGCAGCGGCGAAGGCTTCACTTGAGTTAAATATAACAGGATCCCCAGAAGTAGATTCCGTTACCAGGACGTCTTTGCCCAGGGTTTTTGTATAGAAAGTTTTGATATTATTGCGTTTGCTTTCTGACATCGCTTTTACACATTCTAGTTTTTCAACCTGAGCCGGTGAGCCCATTTTTGTGACTAGATATTCTACTTTAGGGATCTTTAATGATTTGAATTTCCGGGCTAGTTCCTCCTCTGTTAGCGCCCATTTTCTGCGCCCAGGACCTTTGATAATTTTATACCCTGGGACTGTAATCCCTGCACGAGCCTGATCGAAAGCCAGGTCTTGGATGTCCCCAAACAAGGCATCAATCAGAGGTTTCAAATCCAAGAAAGAAGCTATAGTTGCGGGGGTCATTCCCTCCAGGCCGTTGTGTTGCTGGATCATTGCGAGTTCCTCTGTTAAGGGTTCATCGGACAGGGCCACTAGCTCTCCTATGCTGTCCTGGGTAACACTTACCCGTTCATGACAGCTCAGTTTAGCTTTACAATAGTGACATGCATCTGCTGAAGGAGTACGTCCCGCACTATCCGTGCATAAAGCCAGGTCTATCCGGATACCGTCCCATAGAGGCTGGATGCCGTTGTACGTGTACTCCGTGCTTTTTACTGTGGCGCCACGATATAGCCGGGGCTGAATAATGACCAGAGTAAACCAGGGATCCGCACCGTTATGAATCGCTTTATCACATGCTGCGCCTGCAGCATACGCCAAGAGCTGAGGGTTATCTTGGGGTAAAACTTCATGGTGTCCGTATTTAAAATCGGCCACGATGATATGATCACCTTTTACCATGATAATGTCTGCTGTCCCCGCGGTATCAGGTCCCAAGAGTTCGCTAGGATCCACGGGAAACTCAAACCTTACCGAGTATCCCTGATCTCTCCACCCTTGAACCCAGCGGACGGTATCCATCACCGCAGTCAGCATTTCGCGGTCTTCGTATCCTGTCGGATTGCCCCCGCCCAGTATACGCTCCAGAAGTTCATGGGCTTCCGTCCCTTCCCGGCTGTGCTCGGACTCCACTTCAGGGAGTCCGAACTCGGCCCACCGGCTGCCGTGACAGGCAGCGCGACGATGAAGGGAGGAAGGGCCGTTTTGTTGGTGAGGCACTTTCTCCGTGATGACCATTAGACTAGGCCTTGAACCGCAGCGATTAACTGAGGGCGGTTTGCGGGAGGAACGTCAGCAACACGAGTTGCCCCGAACTGCTGCAGCAGTGCAATGATTTTTTGTGCGCCAGTTTCACCCAGGCGGGCCGCTTCAGCTACCAGGATCTGGTTTATTGAGTTATCGTCTAAACCCGCAGGTTGAACTGGTATAGCCTGTTGTACCTGTTGAGTAGGAACAACAGGTTGTTGCTGCGGGACCTGCTGTACGGGCTGCTGTGGTGCTAGTTGCTGTACCGGTTGCTGCTCTATCACTGTCGCAGGGATGGGTACAGGCTGACCTTCAACCCCGTCACACTGGACGCCTGATGGTAGCCCATTAGCCTCACAATAATCTGCGATCCGGTTAATGGCTGTGGTTAATTTCTTTACTTCAGTTTCAATACTCATTATTGGTAACTCCGATCTATTGCCTCATTACGAGGTAGTTTAATTAAGCCAGCATTGAACGCTCGAATTAATAAGCGTGCTAGTGCTGACGGGTTGGTGTCTAGCTCTTCAGCCCTACGGGTGAACTCGTCTAAGTCAGTTTGTTCTATCCCAAAACTGTGTTTCACTTTGACGGGTTTATTGGTTTTAGGCATTTTATTCTCCCCTAAAAATTGACGGTGGTTCATTATACCACCAGGAGGGGGCACGTCAACCCCCTTTTATGAATTCTTCTTAAAAATCCGCCTCAGTCTATGTAGCACCCTTTGAAGCGGTCGTACGTGTGGTGGCCCCGGAACCGGGCTTCAATGGGTCCATATTTTCTGCCTCGGGACTGCTCCCCTCTAAGATACCCATCGCGCGCGCCCCTATCCGGATGGGTGCGTATAAACTCAAACATCAGCGTTCTGTTGCGGCACTTTGGCTCGGCGCGCGGGATGGGTACCAGCACCTCTTTGTGCACTTTCCGGATCCCTGCCTCGGACATTATCTCGCGTAAGTGGTGTTCATTCTGGAAGGTGCATTTGTGGCCCAGGGCGGTCAAGTTGTATAAGTACACCCGGGGCAATGTTTTCCGGGCGGGGTTGGTGACGGGTAGATATATTCTCTCCCGTTCCACCACTTTGACTTTTTCCAGGAGCTGCAGGACAGCGTACAAGTTTCCCGCCGATCCTGTTTTCCCGGATGCGAACCCATTACCGTCCAGGTATTCTCTGAGCTGACCTATTCTCAGGTTAGGGCCTAAGGCGCTCATGCAGTGGATAACGGCCAGGGCTTTTCCTGCGCGGTTGTATACTTTAGCATCGTTGGTCATTAGTATCCCCCATAGCCATAGTGTTGCTGCTCCAGGATGCGGTTCTGCTGTCGCTGCAGCTGGATCATCTCATCCTGTTGCTGTACCTGTTGCTGGTGCCTTAACTCTGCCTGGTCCCGATCCACCATGCGCTGGTAGCTTTCTCGGTGGCGATAGTTAAGGTCCCGGTTGCGCTGTACATCACGCTGAAATTGCTGCTGCTGGTTGTGCCCGTACGGATTGGCAAAGGTATCAGACGCTGATCCGAGTAAGAATATTGATACGATTGCTGCTAATTTTAGATAGTCTTTCATGATTGTTCCTCAATAGGTGGCCGTCCCTGGCCGGATCGTTTAGTGTAGTGAAACCGAGTTATCCAGGTAATCACAAATGATACCGGTTTTCTGTTCCACTAGCAGTGGGTTCGATTGGGCGCCTGATGGTTTGACTGACTCCGTGCAGGCGTTGAACAGGCGCCATGTAGAAAATCCGAATTCGCTGTGCTCGTCGTGGGAAGGGTTGTCCCATTCCCGAACCGCTTTAGCCAGCTGTGGTGCGGATAGTCCACCACGTCGTAGTAATTCAACCAGGATAGCATCGCCTTGATACTGCTCCAGTTGGTTGTTTTTGTAACGATCAAACCGTATCTGGTTTTTCGCTGCTTCCCCTGGGATCAATGCTAGTGCATCGTGTACCAGGCCAGGTAAGCGTGCACCAATGTTAGTGGTCTGTTTAGTCTGCAGGCCTCCTAAGTTACCAGAGAAGCACAGGTTGCTACACACGAGGACCTGGGAGCCGATTGCAAGGCCACGGGTGATGCTTTGGTCGTGAGATCCACGAAGACCTAACACGATCCGGTGATCTCCAGTTTCTCCTGCGGGAAGGTATTCACCCTCTATTGATGGGATAATTAACTCTAAGGCACCGAATAGGCGATTATTCTCGTGAGAAGTAACGTATTCCTCGCCGATCACTTCAATATTTTGCTGCTCTAGACCGTTGTGGATAGTATCCACGAAGTCAGTAAAAGAGTAAGGAGCGTGGAAGGCGCCTAGTGGTGGTGGAGTGATCACAGTTGCTAGTTGTGGGCGTGTGTACTCAGTGTTAGTGCTGCTTGGGTAGATTAAGTGTGACATGTTATTCTCCGAAAAAGTAAGAGGTTGATTAGTCGTCGTTTAGAGATTCGTTCCAGCCTTCTGCAGTTACTGGGCAGAAGATAAGACATACACTCACGAACAAGTACCAAGAGGGAAGGTCTCCCCCGGATAGGGCTATGATCCCAAGTATCAGGGAGGCTGCTATGGCGGCGAGTTTAAAGGCAATTATTAGGGATAGCTTAGCTCCAAAAATCCAGATAATATAGATAATTACGAAGGTTATAAATATTGTATGAAACATGTTAGACCCCAGTGTTGTTGGTAAGAATTTCTAAGTTGTGCTCAGTTTACGCCTACTTTCCGAAAGAAGCAACCTTTTTCTGCAAACTAATTGAAATAAACTTGAATAGGCTTTTGTACCTGGTAGAATGGGACCCTCAATATTTTGTTTCCTCAACATATTGTGTGCAACAGTTAAAATCAGTGTATTAAAAAACCCCGTAGAAGTTGTCAGCCTCTACGGGGTTTTTTCATGCGTGGGGTTTAATGCCGTTTCTTAGTCAGGCTGTTTAGATGGAGTTCAGCACGCTGCGCCTGCTTATCGGGTGGGACAAAATCACCCGGGGGTGTTCCCCTGGATAGCTTAAGCGCTCTATTAAGTTTCCCTATTGCCGATTGAGTGTATCGGTCACACTGCGCCCCATTCTCGCTGGGAAGCAGGATCCGGTATCCGTCCACACCGGCGGAAGCCAGGTATTTCCCACCGGATAGTATCGCGTTCCTAACATAGTCAATAGCTTTGAACTCGAATAAGGTTAAGGTTTTAAATTCTGCCTGGGTGGCTCGGTAAGGAACCTCAAGTCCCAGGAGTTCCTTCACTTTATTACCTGGGATTACGGATCCATATTCCAGGAGGTCTAGACAGTCCAAAGCCTCCATGAAATCCCGACCTACAGCAGCCGAGTACTTAGTCACGGGTCACCTCCACAGTACAGCGGCCAAAGGTAGGTCTGAAATCACCAAAGCCTCCATAGTTAGCTGCCTGGTGAAGTAGGACTTTAACGTCGTCAAAGTCCACTACAGTATCATCGTAATCAAGATCAAAAGCAAAGGACCAATCGTGGAAGATCGGACAATGTTTTGGCACCCGGACCCCATTTTGGGGTAGCAGCATTTTGTGTTGAAACTCAGGATTTCCCACGATATCTGCAACAGTTTTTACTCTATCCTTGTTGCGGTAATTTAATGGCACTTTGTCCTGGGCTAAAAATACACTAGACCGGATCTTAGCTTTAGCCACTTTTATAGTGGTGAAAGACACCTGGCAGAGGGCCGCAGTTACCCAACGTTCCGGGATGTATACCCCGTGCGTATCGTCAAAATATAGTTTGGCTTTAATTTCTATGCGCCCAATTTCTGCGTAGTCTTCCTCCGTGCGTCTTACTCCTTTTTTTGTTAATGCTGCGTGAGCTTTTTTGTACTCATTCAGCGGATCAGCCATTTGCGGGTTGTTGATCAGAAGGGGACGAGTCCCTGCGAATTTTGCGTTTAAATGTTGAATAGCCATGGTAATAGTGTCCTATATAATTAATCAATAAAACCCCCCGGAATATCCGAAAGGAGTTCACTTCTCTGCTCTGCTTTGCTCTGCATTGCTCTGCCCTGCTTTGCGATGCTATGCCATTGATCCTAGAGAGGATCGCTAACAGCCCTCATGGAAGACTGTTAACGCTCATCTCTGCTTTGCGCTGCGCTGCTCTGCTTTGCCATGCCCTGCATTGCTCTGCCCTGCTTTGCGATGCTATGCCATTGATCCTAGAGAGGATCGCTAACAGCCCTCATGGAAGACTGTTAACGCTCTGCTCTGCTTTGCACTGCGCTGCTTTGCTTTGCCATGCCCTGCCCTGCGGTGCGGTGCTTTGCAGTAGTAAGTTAATTTCTTAACTTGGGGTCAGTTTACCCCCTTGTGAATAATAATGCAAGGAGTTTCTGAAATTAGATGCAATTGACCAGGCCGATATATAAGAGTAATATCAATCCCCGGCGCTCCTGAAATTGCCAGGGTTGTTATTCAGAAAAGAGATGCTATAATAAACGCCAGGCAAAAAAAACCCCGCCACCTTTTCAGGGAGCAGGGTTTTTCTTTCTTTCAACCAAACATAGGGATTATTATGAAGTCTAACAGTAGAACAAACACATCACAAATCAGCCAACCAAGGAGATATATGACTTAATCATCTAAGAACACAACATAGGGTACGTGGAACGATAACCAAACACAATATATAGGTATTAGAATGATTGAAAGCGATGATAACAGCGATTACACCTTTTTACAAGCACTATTCGGGGCCGACATAGGCCAGGCGCAGGTGTGCAGCTTCCCGGAGGACCCGCAGAACATCCCCCAGGACCGTCGGGGGTTGTGCTGGTATACCCATCTGTGGCAGGACCACCGGGCCTTTGAGCCCTATACCAACCGATTCTTTTGCATAAGTTTATTCAATCCGGGGGTGGATGACGCCACGGGCCAACCTAAAGTACAAAGACGCAGAAACCTGCACCGAAAGACCTGCGTGATCGCACTAGATGACGTGGTTGAGAAACTAGACCCGCTGATCGTGGCTCTCCTACCCCGCCCCACCGCAATACTTGAGACCTCCCCAGGCAGTCACCAATGGTTCTACCGGATCAAACAAGCTGACTGGGCTTTATATAGTGTAGACCAGGTCGAAAACTTACAGGATGGACTGGTAGCTTCTGACTTGTGCCCCAGCGGCAAAGATCCGGGCTTAAAGAACGTCACGCGCCTGGTGCGTCTGCCTTCAGGGCACAACACCAAAGCACGCAACGTCTTTCCATGGCAGCCTAACGGGGCAAAATGCCAGCTGCTGGAGCTGAATGAAGAGGTCGAAGTCACCCTTGAAGAGATCGCCGCTCCCCTGGGTATTGATATCAACGTGATTAGACGACAGTCCAGCGTTAACCAGGGCACACCAGACCGGGAGCACCCAGTGCTGCAGGTTGTGGACGTCTTAAGCGACAAAGGGGCTGGATGTTACGACATTGTTTGCCCTTGGATTGATGACCCTGTGCACGGGCACACCAACCCGCAGGACACCAGCGGCACCACGATCCAGTGCTTTGCCGACGGGAACGCCAACCTGGACTGCAGACACGGACACAACGAGATCATTAACGGGCGCAAACCTCTAATGTCCTGGTGCGCAGAGCAGCCGGGGTGGGTGGACGCGGTCGCTCACTATGCCGCTGTTCCTTCTGAATTCTCCGCTCCTGACAGCGCGCTAGCCTTCGCAGGCTACCAGGGCGTCGGATCCGCTCCCCCTATCGATATCGGTGGGGTAACGTTCGTAGCTGAGGCCGAAAACGTTATAGACGCCCCGCTGGCTACAGCTATCGATTCGATCCGAGGAATACTAAACGACTTCTTTAACTGCGACCTGGGGGCTACTCTAGGCAAACTAGATACCCAGCCCCTGGTTAAAGCCTGGGCCGAGATGTTCTACTCCCCGGTGAAGAAAGCCACCTTCATGTTTAACCCGGATGGTGACTTTGTCGCAGCGGATCCTCAAACGGTGGTGGGGTTCATTGAAACCATACACGGCACCGTGATCAGTCAGTCCGAGCTAATGACTTATGTTACTTCAGGTCAACGGATAGCACGTTCAGGCGCTGCCCTGACAGCGGGTGACGTGGCCAAAACACATAAACAGATATTCCACACTTTTCTGCTCGCTGTGAAAATATTCCGACAACGGAACGCAGTAAGCTTTGATGTTGATATATTCTCGGATGTCCCCTCTATTAAATTGACGCCTGATGGTGCTGACGTGCTGCTGGCGCACAAACCTTTCGCCGTGAGCCCTAGACCCACTGCGGACCTGGTTGAGCGCGTGCTAGCTGATTACCTAGAGCACTTCCCTCAGTACAGAGAGTTTATCCGCTCAATAGCAGCAGCACGGTTTGCAGGCAACGCACGTAAAGCCTACTCCTGGTTGCACGCTACTTCGTCGTGGGGCAAGACCTTCCTATTAAATGGTGTCCTGGGGACTGATGGTCTGGACCTGGTCACCACGGTGAGCGTGGTTGAGATAGAAAAGATATTCAGCGGTTCCCCTATTGGGAAATCAGAGAATGATTTCATCAGAAAGTGGGTCATGTTCGTGGATGAAGTCCGGTACCTGACAGGGGACATCAAACAACTGGATCGTGAGATCAGCGGATCCCCCAAGCATTTACTTTCCTTTAAAGCACGGGTGTACAGCAAAATATTCGCCTCTGCCTTTGCAATGGACAGCGTATCCGGTGATACAGGGGTTGAAAGTCAGTTTGTCTCGCGCTTCTCTTACCTTAGACCCCAGCTCAACGTCCGCATAGAGGACCGTGAGCTATTTAAACAGTTGGGAGCTACCGTGTACCTTAAAGCCCTGTCTGCCTGGACTGCTGACTATCTTAACGCTTTCGTTGGTGACATGAGGATGATGGGGAAATCAGTCCAGGAGGCGCGCATACTATCCGCAAACCACTGTGATGGGATATTGAACGAGTACCACGAGGCAAACAGCATTGAACACCACCTAGGCAGCCTGACGGATACCCTGGAAGGCTACGCCTTAGAGATGGTGGCGGTAGCAGTGAAAGCAACCTCGGGCTTCGAGGGGCAGGTATCCGCACTAGAGGGGCTTTCGCAGGCTACCCGTGACACTTGGGCCCCCACTAAAATGCTGCGAGGCTACCATGCTGTTTACGGTGAAGTGGTCCAGATATTGAGCCCTTCTAAACTCGTGAAAGTCTGGCTGGATGACCAGGTTTCAAAGTCAGAACAAGCCAAATTACGTGCGTCCAGTCACGACGTATTGTGCATGATGGATGTTGAGGGTCGAGGGTCGAGGACCGTAAGATTGTCCCACGATACAGGCCCAGATACCATGCAAAAAGGCATAATTGTTCAGGTAGGGTAGTCATTTGAAAAAGGTCACAAGTTTGTATTTGTGACCTTTTTTTTGGTCACAAGCCAATATGCCCCGGTTGGGTGTGGCAATTTGCAGGTTGGGTGTGTCTGGGTTGGGTGTGTCCCAACGGGGAATAGGTCACAGTGACCTTTGTGTGACCTTTGTGTGTAACTATAACTTATTGATTTCATTACTCTGTGACCTTGTGACCTTTTTATTATATTTAATGGTGCGAGAAATGGCCTATTCTAGAATTCACTTTAAGTATGAAATTATATAGAGAATAAGGGCCAGTTTTACCGTCACAACGTCACAAAACTAGACTCAGTGTCTTTTTTCCCTCGGATAATAACAGCACCCGGCAACGGGACACATGCGAATGGGACGTGCTAAAAACGCCCTGTTTTACGTGTCAGAAAAGGTAAGAATAAAGGTTGACATTGCGGGTCCCTTGCATACAATAGGGGTTCATACAAATGAGGAGAAAATCATGAGTAAAATGACACTAGATGAGACTGTAATAAAACTTAACGAGGCGATAAGCTCCCTCAATATTTCCGACGCTGAAGCGATAGAGATGTCAAAGGTCGCTTACCTGGGAAATATTGCTGTAAGTCTTGAGCGGATCGCCAACAACCTGGAGGCACGAGATGATAACTAAACCCCTATACCTCGCACTAAAAGCGGTAGCGGATCTTGACGATTTTGAGGCCCAGTTGCTGGTTGAGCGATACTTAAACCTTACCGCTGGATACATCACCCCTGCAGGTTGCAACGAGATGGTGGGGGCGCGCAATGTTTACGCAGACAAACCCATCGCAACGAATGAAGCAGAATACCGCATCTTAAAGCGCGTAACGAACTGTAGGCGGGCTAACCCTCACTTAAACTTTAATCAGGCCTTAGAGGTGGTCATAGCTGCCGACAATCTGCATCGTGACGACCAACTAAGGGACTTAACTATCATGATTGAGGGATTGAGGGCCGAACTCCGTGCATTTTGACAGGGCCCCGTAATGTGTGGTAGTCTCCTGCGTTATGGCTAAGAATATACCCCAAACACCCCAGGCCCGGGCGGCCAGGGACGCACTTCTTAAGCGGGCCGAATGGATCGTTAACGCGAACATTTACGCCGCTGCGGGGTACGTGCCCGAGCTTCCTCCGGATCTGATGACCTTTAACCTGGAGCGGGCACTTGAGCCCAGTTCCCGGGCACTCGCGGCCCTGCTTAAGGGCGTGATGCCAGCCATGGTGCTGAAGGATGACCGAGCACCCCACATGATTCCTCCGGATGGTACCCCGCTTGAAAGAGCCCGGTGGTATTTAACTAAACATGCTAAGGGGGCCTATAGCCTGACTGAGGCTGAGGACCTGATCAAGATTGAACAAAGCCAGATGGAGGCAGAAGATCGCGCTATCCTGGTTGAGTACATCACCAACGCCCGCAAGGCGAACCCCGCAAAATTTGCAAGATAGGACACTAACATGACTGACTACGGCTACAAAGACAGAGTACGTCGCGAGCGAGACGAGGTACGCGTCCGTGCGGACCGATTGGGCGCGTTTATAGACGGCTCGGTATTCCTGAAACTACCCTCCAAGGAGCAGACGAGGCTGGGGCGTCAGCTGCACCACATGATGGGCTACCTTCAGATTTTATCCGAACGGGTAGAGTGGTTTGACGAGGAGGAGACACCCTCCGACGATGACCCGATGGGGCGATGAGCAGCCTAGCTTCTCTCACCAGCAAGGCCATGAAGATCCACGATGACCTGGAGCAGGCCGAGGTGGACGAGAATTTCGCCGTGCCCTATTACCTGGACCACCCCTCTTTCCTGGATGAGGAGTACCGGTACATCACATTCCACGATGAGGAGCCAGAACACGAGCCCCTGCCTAACGAGGTGAGAATGCCTACCAAGGCGCGGTCGTTGTTCACACCTAAGCGATACAAGGTGCAGGAAGGCGGGCGTGGCTCATCTAAGTCACGATCTGCAGCCACTGCCCTGGTGCTTATGGCAACCCGGCAACGGATGCGGATCCTATGTACCAGGGAGTTGCAGCACTCAATCAGCGAGTCTGTACACCGGTTGCTTGAAGACACCGTGTATAGGCTCGGATTTCAAGACTATTACACCATCACCAAAACCCACATCAGGTGCAGGAATGGCAGCGAGTTTCTCTTTAGCGGAATCAAAAATAACACCAACAAAATCACCTCCATGGAGGATATATCTATCTGTTGGGCCGAGGAGGCAGCAGCTATTACGGAGGAATCGTGGAAACTTCTCACGCCAACTATCCGTGCGGATGGGTCGGAAATATGGGTTGTATTCAACCCCTACGATGAGATGGATGCAACATACCAACGTTTTATTTACCCGTTCGAGAAAACCCTACTAGAGCACGGCACCCACACCGATGACCAGTTCCACGTGGAACGTGTCAATTATACCGATAACTGTTTCTTTCCTGAGGTCTTACGCCTGGAGATGGAAGCCATGAAAGAGGACCATTACCGTGATTATTTACATGTTTGGGAAGGTGAACCGGTGGGTGCAAGCGAGAATTGCATTATCGACCCCTTGTGGGTTCGTGCTGCGATTGATGCTCATATTAAGCTGGGTTTTACTGGCCGCGGTGTTAAGTCCCTGGGATTTGATCCAGCGGATGGCGGCGAGGATGCGAAAGCGTACGCCGTGCGGCACGGATCAGTTGTAACTCACTGTAAAGCGTGGTATAAAGGCGACATTACAGACGGCATTGAAGAGGCTTTCAGCACGGCTTATGATATGCGGATCACTGACCTAGTTTATGATGCCATAGGAGTAGGTACCGCCGTTAAACACCATGTAAACCAAATGGAGGGAAGAGATGCATTTAATATTACGGGCTTTCTTGGTAATGACATCCCTGATCAACCCGAATCCTTGTACCGGGGTGACAGAGCGATGCATGATGTCTTCAGAAATCGAAGAGCACAGGCTTTCTGGCTCCTTCGAGATAGGTTTGAGGCAACGTACCGAGCAGTGGAGAAGGGTGAGTATATTGATCCGGAAGAGCTCATTAGTCTCTCGTCAGATATGGAAGGCGTCAAGCAGCTGGTGTCGGAGCTATCACGGATTGAACGGAAACGAGGAGCCAGCAATAACAACATGATCCAGATTGAGTCTAAAGACGACATGAAGCGACGCGGGGTCAAGTCACCGAACCTGGCAGATGCTCTCATGTACGCGTTTAGCAATCCTACCCTGCCTGATGGTTGGGGTGATGAGATCAATTACAAGAACCAGGGGGCAATATGATAGACACTTTAACTCGTGAAATAGCAGATTTAAGGGAGCCTTTGAAATGACCAAGACGCGTTTTATCCTGATATGTATAGCGTTTTACGTGGTCCTCTACTGGGCTATTACATGAATTACTTGGACAAGCTCAGAGAGCACTATGATATTATCTCGGATGAGTTGAGCTCAGGGATAGCGGGTGACAGGATGCGTGGCATGACCCAGCGCCTGGAACAGAACATTAACAGCGGCCTACCCATGCTGAGCAAAAGCCCAGAGGAATGGGGAGCGGAAGATGTATTGGGGGTGGCCATGGGCGGCATCACTAAGATGATCCCAGGCAAGGAAGCGATGAGGGCGGCCCAGTACAACGCCGCTAAATCTCCTGAGATGGGAGGCCTGGGACTACGAAAGAATAACGTGGCCAACGAACGCGCCCAGGCGATGGGCTACGGACCTGAAACCTGGTACCACGGAACCAAGGAAAACTTTCCCGAATTCAAGAAAAACCAAAGCTTTAACACTCCTACCTACATGGCCCCCACCCACGAACTGGCCGACGATTTCGCCGGATACGATGTCATATCTAACAGCATGCTTTCAGACGGGGGCCAGGTTATGCCAATCCGACACCGGGGCCAAAACATATTTGACTCTAGCAATCCGGATCAAATGAGCCAGCTTAAGCAGCAGATGCGGGATCGTGACATCTCCCCCAATAAGATCAAGGGGGTGGAGCGTGGCGAGTTCAACATGATTGAGGATCAAGAAACCCTCGACCTGCTGAAAGACCATTACGACGGCTTTAACATTCGAGAGGTGGCAGACCGCCAGATGCTAGACGCGTCAGATTTCAAGTATAGAAAGTTCAACAACGTTGAAGACGCCCGGGCCCTGTATGACCGGGAAATTGCATCCTGGAAGAGAATAAGCGGGAAAGACGGCAATAAACCCAGGATCAAAAAGCTAGAAGACGGCGGTTTTGAGATAGGATACAAGGCGGGGGAGGAATTCACCGGCCAGGGGTCCCCAGGAAATTATAAAAAGAACGTGGCAATATTTGAGCCGAACAAGATCCGGTCTAAGTTTGCAGCGTTCGACCCGTTCCAGAAAAAGAGCGCTAATTTACTAGCTACAGGGCTGTTAGGTAGCATGTTACTAAACAACAAAGAGGAAGAGCGGCCCCGCGGCCTGCTCGGAATGTAAAAATGAGCGAGCAATTAAAGGCGAATAACGCTGAAGAAGACAGGGTACTTAACATCATAGGGGCCGAGCTTCAACAGGCAACCAATGGCACGTATACGAGCGAGATTGATCACAACCGAGAGCAGGCTCTGGACTATTACATGGGTAACCTTCCTGGCCCCGCCCCTGACGGCCGGTCGCAGGTAGTCAGCACGGATGTTGCCGATGCTGTGGAGTGGATTCTACCTAGCATCCTAAAAGCGCTGGTGAGCAAAGGTCCGGTGATCACGTTCGATGCGATATCTGAGGCCGATGAAGAGCAGGCTAACTTAGAATCCGAGTACGTGCATGATGTATTCATGGCTGAAAATGAGGGATTCCTGAACCTGTACGAGTTCACTAAGGACGCCCTGATCCAGAAGAACGGCATACTAAAGATTTATTACGATGATACCCCTGAGACCTCGACCGAGGAATACACGGGTATCACCGAGCAACAGCTGCAGATGATGCTGGCCAACCCTGAGGTAGAGCCTATCCGGATCCAGGGCGCGGTACCTGCTGAAGCCCAGGCGCAGCACACAATGCAAATGCAGCAGTTTGAACAGCAAATGATGCAGTTCCAGCAGATGAAAGCTCAAATGCCGAAGCAGCCCCCACAGCGGCCCCAGCGGCCCCAGCCCCCACAAGAGATGTTTGACGTTGAAATAGAGGTCACTCACAGCCGTGGACGGGTTAAAGTTGAGTGTGTGGCACCTGAAGAATTCAGAGTTAATGAGTTTCATAACAGCTTGGATCTCTCAACCGCGCGATTCGTAGCTCATGTCACCATGAAGACTAGGAGCGAATTGATAGAAGAAGGCTACGATGCCGAGGTGATCAATGACGCCCCTGTCGGATCCGAATACATCTACCAACGCGAGCACCGGTTTGCAGTCCAGGGTGAAACCAGCACCTCATCGGAGAATCAATACAGTGAAGACAGCAGCCAGGATCTCCTGGAGGTTTCTGAGTGCTATATTCATATTGACCTTGATGAAACGGGTGTTGCCGAGTTGCATAAGATTACTGTCCTGGGTGGCACAACACCCGATACCGTCCTTGATGTAGAACAGGTGGAAGAGATGCCGTTTGTGTCGTCCAGTTGTATCGTGATGCCTCACAAATTCTACGGGCTGTCCGAGTACGACAAGCTGAAGATGATCCAGGACCAGAAAACCAGTTTATGGCGTAATATCCTGGATAACCTGTATTTTCAGAACAACAGAGAGAAGGAAGTCTTAGAGGGCCAAGTTAACCTGGATGATCTACTGATTTCAAGACCTGGTGGTATTAAGCGGGTTAAGACTATGGGCTCCATCAGAGAACTGCAGGTTCAACCGATAGGCCAGGAAGGGTACCAGATGCTGGAATACCTGGATACTGTGCGTACAGGTCGTTCCGGTGTCTCACCCGACACCATGGGGGCAGGTCCGGTAGAAAACGACACTGCCCACGGCGTAGAACGTATCATGACGGCCAAAGAAGAGCTAACCGGTCTAATGATCCGGGTAGTTGCTGAAACAGGCGTAAAAGCAGCGTACAGGCTCATAAGAGACCTGTTAGTTCGCCACAAAGACGCTACTGAGGAGTTTAAATACCGTGGATCGTGGGCCAAAGTCAATCCTTCATCTTGGGGCCGACGTTCTCGTACTTCTGTTATGGTGGGCACTGGAACTGGAGATGATAGTCGAAAGCAGGCTGCATTATCTCAGGTACTTATGTACCAGGAGAAACTAGCCTCCGTCGGATCGCCGCTGGTAGACAACGAGCAAGGTTTCAACGCGCTGGATGAATTCTGCGAGGTTACCGGGTTGAATGGTGGTGAGAAATATTTCCTTGATCCGAAGTCTAAGCAAGGTCAGCAGGCTATCCAGGAATATGACAAGAGCCAGCAAGAACAGCAACAGAAAATGGATGAGATGAACCAGAAAATGGCCAAAGCTCAGGAAGACCTATCCAAGGCTGAGATCATGAAAGGCCAAGCGGCCCTCCAATCGCAGCAAGCTAAGCTCATGATTGATCAAACCCAGGTTGAGTCCGACCGGGCGCAATTACTTGCGGACGCTACTGAGGCAGACCTGAAACTGGAGCTGGAAGGGGTCAAACAGGAGCTGGAGACTGCTAAAGCAGCAGCCAGCCAAGAGTTTGACTATGCCAAGCTGGAAGCCGATAATGCCGTGAAACTGGCCCAGATTGAGAGTAACGAGGCTATTGCTATCACCAAAATGGAGCTGGAGGCTAAGAAGCAGATGGATGATGAAGTAGCGCGCAACAAAGACCGGGACCGGGCTAAAGAGCAGGGCGAACAGAGCACCGACGAGGACTAATTATGCAAATTGACATCGTACTACTGGATGCCCTGGCGAATGCCCGGGATGATCGAGCCCGGATAGCGTGCGAGCGCAACGACAAAGTAGAGGACTCTGACTCAGGCCACCGTGTTCATTACGAAGAGATGGGCAAGGCCGCAGGCATCCAGCAGGCAGCTAATGAGCTGCGCTCGTTCCTCAGGATACTAGGGGGTTAAAATGGCGGGCCGCAACGATCCACGTAACAGATTTCAACTCAACCCGGTCACCGGCTATATGCCTCGTGATGCGATGTCATGGGAGCAGATCAAAGATGAGAGCAGATCAAAGAAGTCAAAACAGCGAGGCCGCCACAATACAGGCGGCTATTCACTTCAAGAGATTGCGGATCCAGTGCTCACGATGGGGTCAGCTATTGCGTCAGCAGTACCAGCAGGACTCGTGGGAACCGGAATCGGGCTACTTGACGCCGCTAGAGGAGGGGAGGCCCCGATGGAAGCCGCCTTCAGAGCCCAGCGGGGGGTCGAAGCCCAACTCACCTACAAGCCCCGAACCGTACGAAGACAGGAAAATTTACAATCAATCGCGGGAGGATTGGCACCCATTATGCAGCCATTTGAAGGGAGACCAGACACTTTGATGCATCAGGAAACCCTGAAAGCCGGATAGACAAGAATACCTGCAGCAATCCCAAGGCCTATTGGCTTAACCAACAGAGAGACACTATTATGGACCCGAGAGCAAGAGAACAAGTAGAGAACGAGGTGGACGCAGCCCAGGACATGCGCCGCAGAAAAGAGGTCTGGATTGACGAGTTTTTCGCCAAGAAAGAGGCACAGTTGCTGACCGCATTCAGAGAAACACCCATAGGGAACGGAACCAAGTTATCCGAGATCCACTACATGAGCAAAGCTCTGCAGGCTCTGCAGAGTGAAGTACAGACTGTGATGGACACGGGAAAGCTGGCCCAGGCGGCCATCAACCTAGAGGCACAACAATGAGTAATGATGACAGAATAGAAAGAATGATCCAGGCTGCGGGACTAAATGCGCCTCGGATCACCCCAGAGCACATCAAAGATACCATCGTAAAGGATGTGTACCATGTGTTCCCTGAAACCATGTTGACGGTGTGCGTACTGACCCTGGTGAACGGTTTTACGGTAACCGGGGAGAGTGCTTGCGTTAGCCCTGAGAATTTTAATGCTGAAATAGGGCAGGAAGTAGCCCGGGAAAATGCGATTGATAAAATATGGGCACTTGAGGGATACCTCCTCAAACAGGCCCAGTATCTTGACAACAATAAATAAGTAGAGTATATATTATGGCAGATTCAACTATTCCAACCTCAACCGAGGCGACCGGTGATCCCACAGACGCAATCTCGGACCTTTTACTAGGCACCGAGAGCGACAAGAACGAAACAGAAGACCCCGAAACAGATGAAGACGCGGGCTCAGTTGACCAGGACAGCGCAGAAGTCGATGAAGACGAAAGCGACCCTGATAACGACGAGACTAGCACTGATGATGACGACGGCGAAACTGCAGAAGCAGATGGAGATGACGACCGGACCTTATCCCAACTACTGGGCCTGAACGATGATCAGGTATCAGTCAGTGAAGAATCAGGCGACTTATTAATTTCGACTAACATCAATGGCGTAAAAAGCCAGGTCAAATTTAATGAAGTACTTGCCGGATATCAAACCCAGAAAGCTAATACCCTAAAATCGAAAGCACTCGCAGACGAGCGCAAAGGTTTTGAGGAACAGGCACAGATCCGGGTGACCGAAATACAAGCCGGATTACAGCAGAATGAGGCCCTAACCCAAAGACTACAACACGAACTTTTACAAGAGTTTGAAAAGACCGACTGGGATACACTAAGAGCTCAGGACCCTGCGGAGTACGCAGCACGACAGCAAGATCAATCCGTGCGGTATAACCAGATACAGGGAGTCCAGCAGCAGTTAGCCCAGCAAAAGCAGCAGATGGACCAGCAGCAGCATCAGAAGTTTCAAGAAGCCCACGGATCGTTCGTGCAAGCTCAGAAACAGATCATGATGGATGCAAACCCGACCTGGAATGACCAGGCCACGTTTGAAGCAGCCCGGGGCGAGATGCGGGACTTCTTAACGAATGAGTACGGGTACGTGGATTCGGAAATTGAACAGGTTGTAGATGCGCGCCAGGTAGCCTTGATTAAGGATGCAATGGCGTATCGTAAAGGGTCAAAAGTTGCTGAAAAGAAGCTGAAGATTGTGCCTAAAATGCAGAAGTCCAAAGGAAAGAAACGCAAGAAGGTTTCTAAGTTGGACCAACTAACCCGCGCGGCCCAAAGCGCATCCGGAGGCGCTCAAAGAGCAGCCCAGGTTGACGCAGTAGCCGAGTTATTATCAGGAGGATAGACACATGTCTACCGCAAATTTAGACAGCGCCGACCTAAAAGGCGTTGACGTCAACGGATTAATTCGTGAAGACGTAATGAATAAAATATGGGACATCAGCAAGGTGCCCCTACCATTTACCGATATGATCGGTTCCGGTTCTGCAAAGAACGAATACAAAGAATGGACCACTGACGAACTAGCGGCTCCGGATCCTACTAATGCCGTCGTGGATGGTGCCGATGCCTCGGGCAACGATACCAAGACGGGCCTTCGTGTAGGTAACCACCACCAGATCGCAGATAAGGTTGTGCGCGTTTCTTACCGTGCTGATGCCTCTGATACGATTGGCCGAGCTAAAGAGCTTAGCTACCAGTTGATGAGACGACAGCAAGAGCTGCGTCGCGATGTCGAGGCTATCTCTCTATTGAACCAGGCTTCAGTCGCAGATAACGGCGATGCGGTCCCGGGTAAAGTGGGTGGCTTGCCAACCTGGTTGGTGTCTAACACGGTTAACTTAACCACTCCCGTCGGATTCGACGTGTCTACCTCTAAAACTGTGGTGCCAACAGCGACTGCTGCTGGTATTGCGCTTACAGAGAAAGCAGTCCGTGACGTTGTAGAGAGCATCTACGAGCAGGGCGGCGATCCAACAATCTTGATGACTGTGCCGGGTGTTATTCGCAAGTTCTCTGAGTACCTGTTCACTAGTTCGGCTCGAGTGGCTTCTCTAATGAGTGACCAGGGCAAAAGCCGCGAGAGCGCAGCAGCACTGGGCTCTGTCAACGTCTTTGTGACTGACTTTGGTACTTTGAAGTTTGTTCCTAACCGTTTACAGTTAAAGTATGATGCGTTGTACGCGAATCCATCTTTAACTGCTGCATATGCCGACGTGTTTATCTTAGACCCTAGTTACTTGTCTCAGTGCTTCCTGAAAGGGTACCGCACGGATTCTTTAGCTAAAACTGGTCTAGCAGAAAACCGTCAGATGAGTGTTGATTTCTCTTTGATCGTGAATACAGAGAAAGCGCACGGTGTCATTGCATCGGTTGACCCAACATTGGCCGTTACTGCAGAGTAACCCCAACGTAATGTAGGGCCCCTGTTTAGTGTCTCAGGGGCCCTCTTTAATCGAGAGATAACATGCATAAAGTAAAGAACATAAGCAAGTCATCCATCCACCCGGAGTCAGGCGAATGCAAGCCCGGGAGTGTGTGTGAGCTTACCACCACAGAATATAGGTTACTGGTGTCAAATGGCAGGGTTGAAGACTGCAAGGCAGCACCAGCACCAGCACCCAAGAAAGGTGCTAAGAAACCCGAAAACAAAAACGGGTTCTTATAATGGATGCGGTGATTCAGTCCAGGTACCACCACCAGCCGCACACCGGCGTAGTGTCACATGAGACCACCCAGCCCTCGGAAGATTTAATCCTGGAACGTAACGCCGAGTTACGCAAGAATCCGGGCGCCCTCAAGGACATGAGTTTTGGTCGACAGGTGGCCTCCATCCCGATCATCATGTACGAGGCAGCGATTCGTGCTGGATACGATCTCAACAACCACGATCACAAGTTCGCCGGAACTGAAATGGACCGGTTTTTAAAGTCATCCGAGGGTAAGTTGTGCCTGATCCAGGCCCCCAAAGAAGGCAGCAGAATCATAACGTAAGGGGAATAACATGGCCGGTAAATTATGTACAGGCGAAGTGATGAACAACGCGGGGGCGGCTCGTCTAAGCAACTCTAAGGCGTATTGCGAAGGAATGTTGTACCGAACAACGGGCAATGCTATTACTGCCTCAATTGACGGCAATCCTCATGTTGCTGGCTCGCCGGATGGTGATGCCTGGGATCGTGGCTGGACCAAGGCGCAAGAAAGTGCTGGCGGCAATATTCCTAAAAGTGACATGGGCTGCTGCAGCGTGCCCCCTTCTGTCGTAGCGTAAGGAGTTAACATGCCCCGATTAAGACCACTATTAATGCACAGAGCACGTGGCCTATGCGGGCCCCTGTTCCATAAGGCAGCAAATTTATCAAGCCACCTGGTACATGGTACTGGGAACTTTATACGGGGCGGGAGTTCTTCGGCGCCGGTATTCGATGGCTTCAGTTTTATCGTCGGATACAAGGCAGAAACAGACGTTCAAAATGTTGCTGTTGACGGCGACATCCTAAACCTCATGCCTAAAGGCGTAACCCCAGCCACATCTGTTCACAGCACTGAAATACTAGCCTTAGATTATCAGGGTGTTTATCACCCGTATGCTATTGATGCTCCAGTGTGGCAAGGAGGCAGAGTAGTGGCTACGCCGCCGTTACCCGGTCCTCCCGTAGCAGAGGTGATTAAATTTGCTCTAAGGTCTGATACCGAGTGGACAGCTAATCAAGCAGAAATGGAGGCTATTTACGGAGTTAACGGCTATCATACAACGTTGGCTAGTTGGGCCTCTAGCATTCCAGCCGATATATCGGGAGGCACAGGCTCTAAAGAAATATGGATATTGGAAGCATATAATGATTTTCCGTCAGGAATAGATAGAGTTGACATTATGCCTAGCACTATAACAGATGAAGAAGGCTATCTGGTATTAAGAGGTGCTGCTACAGAAAAACATGACGGCAATTCTTATGATTCAGGCCCATGGATGCAAATTAATGAGTGGAAAACGTTTACTTGGAATTCTCCTTATTTACAGATATATGATTTTGCTTTCAGGACAGAACAAGCAGGGGCATCATCATCAATTATAATTACACTTTCGGGAATAAATAATAAATTCTATAATAATATAACTCACATTAATGGCACTGTAGGGGCTAGATCACTCGTTCTTAGTGGGCTATTGTCAGAAAGTTATTCATGCGTGTTTATATCAGATGTACTATCGGCTGGATCTGTAGGTATTGAAGGAGTTTGGGATAATATAGCTAACTCAGCGTTTAATCATAGATTCATTAATTTTGATAAGTCAGCAAGAGAAATTAAGATAAAAAATTGTGTGGCAATAAATTGTACAGATACAAGTTTATTGCTTCACAGCGATTCAGCTAACAACGCAACATCAGCTGCGTCAGGTCATGCTGCATTTTCAGTATTCAATGTATCTTCTGCTGATGGTGTAGATTTTACATCTCCGTCAACTGGAGATTATTCTATAGCAGCTGGGTCTACATTAATAGATCAAGGAGAAGATTTATCTTCTACTTTTACATCAGATATTATTGGTAATACTATTACCATTCCTTACGATATAGGACCTTTTACTTATGATTAGTGGTGGAAATAAAAATTTAAGTTGGAGTGTTGATGATACTCTTAGCAATGGTGCCACATTAACAATACAAACATCGGGTGTTTACGATTTCACAGTAAAAACTAATCCTAAACCATTATTTTTCTGGAATGCTGATGGTGGCATTTCTTCTCTAAGTAGAAAAACGTCATGGGATACAGCAAATAATAGTACAGAGACAACTGCTATTGTTGCCCCCGGATCGAATAAATCATTTTTATATGATTTATCATTTTCAGAATCAGCAGCTTTAGGGGGGCTAGTTTTAAATAGTAGTGAAATGTATTTATTTAGAAAGTCATACTCTGATTTTGATATAACTACAGATTATTCGATCAGAACTATCGTAAATAATAGTTCTATATCGGGCGGAAGTATAGAGGCGGGAGATGCAGTTACTGGTGTATCATCAGGGGCTACTGGTACAGTTATTGATGTCGATACAGGCGCCACTACTACTCGAATTTTATATTCTAATATAGAAGGTAGTGGCTCTGTATCAGATGAGTCAATAGATTTTATAAACACAGAGGTAATGACAACCAATACAGGTGTTAGCATGGAAAATGCTGAGCCTGAGGGAGTGTTTAGAACATTTAACTATAAAATTATTAGATACTGGAATGAATCAGATGAATATAATAGTATATATACCAATGTAGATGGGTATTCTCCACTTGCACCAAATTACTCTGTTAGTTGTGAAGGGACGGATAGCACTAAAGAACCAGGTTCATGGAGTAATTTAACGGCACAAATACCGGAAGATTGGGTTACTGTGCAAATAAATTACAAAGCGGGTAGTCAAGATGCTACTGATGGTATATGGAATTTTAATCAGAACGGTAAATTAGGAATAAATGCTGTTGTAAAAATGAGTTCCACTGAAAAACCTGGGAATTATGATACGATATATCAAGAGCAAGTATCTAATGGGACCCAATCAGGATCTTTACTATATCACGACTGTTTGTATGTGGATGATAGTTATCATAGGGTTATAATTTCAGATAGCTCTGAGTGGGATGAAACAGTAGAGTCAAAGCAGGAGATACAATTACCCATAACTTGGACTGAAGATACAATAACAGTTGAAATGAGGATTGGTAGTTTATCTAATATATCAGACTGTTTTTTGTATGTATTTGATGCTTTAGGAGTTGAACCCTTAAATACAGCAGGTGTGCCTCTAGTAGAGTCTGAGTCTGACGGAACTTACGCAACTGATATAAATGGATTATTGCTTTCTCCCCATCCTTGGCTGCAGGCTAACGATGCTACCACTAATTTAATTACCAATAGTAACGATATTTCGGATGTTTATTGGGTAAAAGATGGCTGCACTGATGCCGTAGACACTTCGCTTGATATTTTAGGGCAGGCTATCGCCCAATATGCCACATTAGACACAAGCACGGGGAACCACCGTGTTAGAACTCCATCTATATCGTTTGTAGCCGGGGAGACTAGTGTATATTCTACCCACTTAAAATATAAATCGCATAGATATATCCGAATATCTGTAGGGGGTGTTAGTTCATTAGGATTAGATTTAAACACAGAAAGGTCGGTGTTGGTTGATGTTTTGAATAAAACTATTGCACCCACAGCCGACCCTAGTAATTCCAAGATAGAAATATTGGGTAATGGCTGGATGCGAGTTTTTTTACGGATAACCCCGACCGACTCAGGCAATAATTACTTATATCCTCTATTTATAGCTGATGATGGGGTATCTTCGTCTTTCTTAGGGGATGGTGTTTCAGGGGTATATATTGGTGGTTCTCATTACGAAATTGGTAGCTCTATGGGTGTATATACCCCAACAACCACCACAGCAGCCAGTATTGACCAGCTAGATTACATCTACCCAGCAGCTAATATTGACCCAGCTGATTCTGATATCAAGCTTCAATTTAAAGCTGATGGTCGGGATTGTGACATATTGAATATTGGCGGGGTGCCGCTGCTTACTTATGGTGATGTAGCGGATGGAAATGAGCTAGTTGTTAATGGTACCTTTGATACAAATATGGATGGGTGGGAATCTTCTACCGATGTTTCAGCAGCTATTGAATGGGAAGCGCCGGGATACGGGAAAGCCACGGCCATCCCGGGGGATAATCTAGGGCTATATTCACTAGTCAATTTAGTAGATGGGAGCGAGTATATATTAACTTTCGACCTTGTATCGACTAATAATCTCTCCCAGGTGCGAGTAGGGACCGTCAACGCGCCTAATGCATCTTCTTCTTTTGATATTATTCCGTCAGGTGCTGCTGTAATAGGAATTAATGAGGTTAAATTCACACAGGGATTTGCTAGAGCGTATATATATATCGGGGGGCGGGATGACGTAAATGATATAGTTATTGATGACGTATCCCTACAGAAAACTACTAAAGGCATTAAGCTAGACGACGGCTCCGGTAATATTATTACTTTCCCAACAGCAAATGGAACTCACCCGATACAAGTGGTCCTCACGGGCTCAACTATGGCCCTGTATGTTGATGATGATGTGATTATTAGTGAGAGGCCCTACGTGCCCATCGCTGCAGGTGATATAGTCAGTAACGCCTCACACTACGCACTGAGAACGGCGGTATAACGATTTTGGCAGGCTGAAGCACTCAGCCGGTACCTTGAATACCGGTGGCCCGCCGATTTAAAGAGAGACGTTCGAGGCGTCTATGATGGAGATAAGCATGAAAAGATTATTATTGGGGTTAGCCCTATTAATGTCATTCGCGGTAAGCGCGGATCCGAACCCGTTCGCGGGTGGATCTGACGGTCAGTACGATGGCATCTGGGTAATGGATACCGGGCAATATATTTCGTTTCACACTAACTCGGGTCGATTGATTGGCATCCAGTTAGACGATAACCTGGTCGAAGGCCAGGGGCGAAAGTGGATGGTGTACTCTGGGGAGTCAGCCGCGGGCAATGCTACGCTGGCCTCTCACCCGGATTTTAGCGACTTCCACGCGGTGATCGATATACATTTTTTATCCGAAACAGATTTTGTCGGATACTTTTCTAACTGCGTGGATTCGACCTCGGACTGTGAGCACTCCCCAGTCTCCGAGGTGCACGGCAATCGCGTTTGGTAATTTAACTTAATTGGAGAAAAATATGGAAGGTACAACCTGCCCAGTTCCAGAGTCGGGACGTCCGATCTGTGACGGAACATACAACACTGATATCGTGACACTGACTAATGCGCTCAACCGATATATTGCTGAAGCGTACATGAGCGAATCAGCGTCCGTGCATTTTTTAAACGAGTTCGACTTGGTTCGTTTTGAGGCATACCTGGCCCGCATAGTTGCATCGCAGCAGTGGATCGTGGACACGCCACAGGTGGACAACCCGAGCATCTACCCACGTTTTCATAAAATTCCGACGTGGAATGATGTGCCTGAAATCGAAAGTGACTCGATCAGGACAATGATCCGCGGGCTCGAGACTACACGTGACGAATTAATCATGTGCCAATCTAGCCGAGTTAGCTCCGGATTGCTATTGAAAGATAACGAGCGATTGACGGCTAATCTGGACCGCACAGCGGCGTTGCTTCAGTTGGCAACTACCCCAGACGGAACGGACTTTACCGCCACCACTCCACTGGTGCCCGTACTGTCGCGCAATTTTCAACTAAAAGCGTAAGGACGACAATGAGAGACAGTATGTTCTGCGCAGTAGTGGTGCTGTCCGCGATGATGGTGCAGGGATGTACTGCCTCTCACGTTTACGTCAACAACGGAAAAGGGAATCAGGGGAAGAGAACCAACATGGACGCAAAGATAAGAAGTACGATTGAGTCTAAGATAACTGGGATAGAAACGAATGAATTACAAGACAGTAAAAGCACTAGCCCTCAGCTACACTGACCGAAAGGATCAGGAAGTCATCAATCGAATGGACGACTTTTTGCGGGTGATTGAGGCACGAATTAACCGTCGGATACGAGTAGGTAACCAGACCAAAAGGGCAACACTGAACACCAGCTCAGCTGACCAGTATATCGGGCTCCCTGCAGATTTTGGGGGTATGCGTGACATCCAGATCCAGAGAGTGGACCCGGACACAAGTGTGGTATCAAATGCTATTACGCCTTCGTATGTATCCCCTGAGGTAATGAACCAGAATATATTCCTGGGTTTTGACGGCCCCGTGTATACAATCATTGCAGGGCAGCTGCAACTGTTCCCCGTTACTGACGACTCCCAGGTGGAGATAGTTTACTACGCCACCCTACCTCAACTATCCGCAGCGATACCCGATACCTGGCTGAGTGATCTTAGTCCGGATGTGTACGTTTTCGGGTTATGCGTGGAGATATCAGGATTCGTCAAAGATGCCCAGGCGGGCCAGATATGGGACGCCCGCTTCGAGCAGGAACTGGCGCGGATTGAGAATATAGATACCGTGGACCGATGGAGCGGCGCGGCCTTACAAATAAAACTAGGGTAGGAACATGGCTAATAAAATCAGTGATTGGGTATCGGAATTTTGCAGCACCACAGGGGCAGGTGATCTCACCGTAACAGGTGCGATTGATCCATCACAGGCGCGCTTCAGAGATAACCTGGTCGCGGGCCTGGTGTATTACTCGGTCATCGACGGCGCGAACAGAGAAACCGGTGAAGGTAACTTCAACGGATCAGGCAACATTGTCCGCTCGACCGTTCATGCGACTATCGTTAACGGGACGTACAACAGCACCAATCCCTCACCGATATCCCTATCCGGGAATTCTGTCGTAAGTGGCACCTTTAACGCCATAGCTTACAACACGATGCGGGATGAGCTGGACTCAGCGATCACCAACATATCGATTAATGCAGCCGATATTGTGACCCTAGAAGGCACAGTATCCGGGCTGGGTCCTCGTGTCACGCAGAATGAAGCGGACATCGCGACCAACGCAGGCGATATTAGCACTAATGCGGTAGACATTGGCGCGCTAGATGCGGGGCTGGCTGTCCTAGATGACGACGTGAGCTATCGGGAGATGAGCATCACGGCGCTAGAGCAGGGCGGGCTGGTAACCGGGAATGGCCCCACTGCTGTGCTGATCGCGGCCGGGAATGGTGAGATCATAGACAGCTACTCCGACCCAGAGAACCAAATTACAGCTGAGGTCAGCTGGCTGGAGCAGTCGTTCGACCTATTAGCGAATGCAGGAATGCCGGTGGCTACTGGCCTCGGACAGACCATAATAGGCATTGATTCTACGGGCAGCCCTATGGCGTATCCTAATGCCATGAGCCCCTCCCAGCGCCGGAATAATGTCCGGTTGGCCCTGGTAGAGTATTTTGATCGAGTGATTTCTAACGTGCGATTTGTGCCCATTGTGAGCAATCAAATCGGTAACGTATTGATGGACTTTCTTGAATTCCTTCCGGCGGATCTTAAAATCAACGGGCTGATTACCAGGCCCACCACCATCGGTGATCTGTCGATATGGCGGGACGCTGGGGAACTATTCCTCGTCGGATCGAATTATGAGAATGCGTTAGATAACCAGAACGTGGTGCAGTTGCCCGCCCAAGGCGCGGTAGATACTCCCATCACTTTCCAGCTGGTGGCCTACAACAACGGAGCCACCCTGGTGGGTGCCGAGGTTAACCAGGTGCCTAACGAGACTTGGGAAGAGAATGGCGCGGGAACGATAGGCACTTTGGGCAATGGAAAGGCGACGATCCACTACTTAATGCAGACTCTGGGGAACGAGTTTTTTCTACTATACGGCCAGACTGAGTACGACAGCTATGCTGCTGCAGTAACTAATCTTTTTGCAGACAAGGCCGACCACCTATTCCCAGCGGAAACTGAAAGCATGCTTGTGCTGGCTCAGCTGGTAGTGTTTAAGGGTGCTACAACCTGGGACAGCATTGTTGCCGGGGTATACCCCACAAACAGCTCGACTTCTAGCGGATCGGGGGGTGGCAGCGCCACCCAGGCAGTTAACATAAGCTACGCTGACACGTATGCTCTAGGGGCCAACGTACAGGCAGCCATTGACTCCCTAGCAGCCTTAAAACAGACACCAGATCAGCATGATGCAGTTAACGGAGCAGCGGCTCCATCGGGGGCTAACGTGTTTGCCACAATAGCCGATGTGGCCGTGGGCACGCCAGCGCATAATGACACCACCGGAATCCAAGGTGGGGCTGCTGCGGATTACTATCACTTGACCCTGGTCGAGCGAGACAAGTTGACAGGCATCGAGCCGGGGGCCACTACTGACCAGACCAAGGCAGATATTGATGCCCTGGGCATTGATGCGGAGACCCTCGACGGCATAGATTCAACCGGATTCATGCAGGCGGTGGTACAGGATACTGCGCCAGTGTTGGGCGGCAATCTGGACTGTAACAGCAAGTATTTTAAGCAATCGAACTACCTGGCGGCTAACACCCAGACAGGTGGCACTCAGTTTTCTGCGGATTACTCCCTGGGAGATTACCGCAAATTTACTGCGACTGGAAACGCAAGCCTGCTCTACGCGGGATTCCTCGTGGGCAGGGTAGCGGCGATGCTGGTTGATTGCGAAAACTTTGGAGCGTTTACTGTAGGCTTTCCTGCAGGCACCAAGTTTGATACAGGTGCTGCGCCCACGTTTACTGCAGCAGGCACGGATCGAATATTGATCGTGCACGGGGCGGATAACGTGTATACAGTCACCGTGGTGGCCTCCGACATTAAGGTGCCAGTGTAATGGATCTCTTAAAACTATCCAGTAAGCCGAAAGACACTGGCGGCGGTGGCGTGGTCCTCAACGGGACCATCGTGGGCGAGGTGGCAGAGCTCCTCTTGTCAGCGGATTCCCCGTGGTCGTTGAGCGCGAAAGATGATCACATATTTTTAGGATGCGAGGCGGGTCCCGCTCTGATCTCGGTAGATGTGACAGACCCACTAGTGCCGGTGGAAGTGAATGCGGATTCTTCCAGCTACTATAACTACCCTCGCGGGCAGGTGGTTCTGGGCAATTCCATCTTCGTCCTTTCACAGGACCGCATGGTCACGATGGATGCGTCAGACATGGCTAATCCGGCGAGGACTAACCAGTATTACAGCACAAACATAGGGCTGAGTGCGCCCGGGGCTATTTACGGGGGCCATATGTTGGTCCAGGCAGGAAAGGCGACCACTAAGTACTGGATCTTGTATGATATGACAGACCCGAACAACCCCGCCAAGACCTTTAAGGCAGACTCCAATCTCACCTATACATTGCACATAGCTGTCGACCAGGAGGCCGACCCCAATGTAGCGTTTTTATGCGGGGCTGCGGCGGGGTACCGGTTCTCTGCGTACCGACTCAACGAGCACGCGACCCCCGTACCCCTCGACTTCTGGGACGCCCCTGGACAGGTGTCGGTGCAGTGGTCCATCGTGAGGGATGGGTACGCTTACATTTCGGCCAATGGGAATTTCTTCGTGGTGAATGTCACCGACCCCACCAACATGTTCCTTGAGGGGACCGTAGTTGACTCGAACGTATTCTCCGCATGTTATGGGATGGCTATTTCAGGAAACATTGTCATCGTAACATCAGCTTCGAGAGATGCCATAACTCTAATTGATGTATCCGATCCGACCACGCCAGTCATCACGGCTTTTCTCAAAGATACTGTGAAAATGGACAATCCCCACGGGGCGGCCCTGATAGGTAAATATCTGTTTGTGGGCTTGTACTCTCAAGATAAACTTAAAGTCATTGAACTAGGTACCGCATAATGAGATATCAGAATACAGTCACAACCCAGCTATTATCATACGACGAGCTTAGAGCTCAATACCCCTCGGTATCAATGCCCGCGGATGGAGCTAATCCGATCGTTATTATTACCGATCAGGGTCCTCCGGTAGTCGAGGACGAGTGGCAGATGATCGTGTCTACCCCGAAGCCTGCATACATTGATCAGACAGAGGGCTGCATAGAGATCCCGCCGGTAGCGTATAGCCAAACGTGGTCTATAATCCCGCTGGATCAGCAGACCATAGATAACAACATTCAGGCAGCCAAGGACGTAAAATACGACCAGTCTGAGCTGTATGCAGAGCAGCTTGTCAACGAGGCTAACGCGACCCCGTACGTGGGTAAGACGACCTCAGCGATCAAGAATAAGCGCAAAGTTAACGCTCGGATGAACCGTGCCACCAACGGGAAGCCTAAGGTCGACCAGGACAAAGATCGAGACGACGCACTCGCCGATCATACTGATGATATTGCGGACGCCCAGGACATTGCGGACGACGTAATAGAGGCGAGCAATGATGCACGGGCAATCTACGCGATGGACGTGACATCCATAGTCACGTGGCCAACGTGGACTCCACCCGCTTAAGGGGGTAATATGTTTAGTCAGAACACTTTCTCACAATTAATATTCTCCCAGAATCAGGGATCAGCAGTAGTCACCGGCCCGATATGGGTGGTGCAGTGTCCTGCTGATGCTGACTGGGAGGAGCAGGCGAAGGACCAGGTAGGTATCCGGGACTGTACAAAAGAGGGTAAATCTAATGCCAGTTGAAAAAGCAACGACCATCGCAGAGCTTGACGCCTCGTGGCCTCTGCCTACAGATGACGTCTCCAACGGGGACGATCACATACGAAATTTTAAAGGGACCATGAAGGCCCAGTTTAGGGGCTCGGCGGGTGATGGATATGCCGTCCCCATCGATGCTACTGAAGCTGACCTGAACTTCTGTACCGGGATCTCTAGCAACATCCAGGATCAACTGGACGCCCTGGGCGTGCGAGTTGATGACCAGAGCGAGGTCCTGGGGGCTCCAGTAGGTACCCTGTTGCTGTTCTATTCGGCCGCAGTTCCCGCTGGATGGGAGACGGTACATTATGGTACCGACTATTTGATTCGAGTCATCGATCCGGATATACACTCAGAAGGCCCTGGAGGGTCTCAGGACCCCATCAACTATGACGGGACCCACACTCACATGCTGCATGTTACCCCTACCCCGATCGTAGCATCGGGAAACCAGGTCTATGTGGCAGAGGATGCGGTAACCACCGCAGCCGGAAACGATTGGCATCCGAGGTACCTCTCGGCGGTTGTCGGGCAGAAGGTGTAGGCATGACCATTCAGGTCAAGACACGCTGTCACATGGGGCCCGAATTTAAATGCGAGGAAATTGTTGACGGTGAAATTGTCCGGTGCAAGCAGTACATCGAGCTCAGAGGCACAGACGCGCAGGGGAAAGCACATGATAAATTTGATTGCTCCTTTGCCTGGGTGCCGATCCTCATGCTGGAGTCAGCCCGGCACAATGTGAATAACACGGCGGCCATTGATAAGCTGCATAATTCAATGGTCACACGGCAACGTGAAGCGATCAAATTGGTTGCGGAGCAGAACCCCAGCAGATTGATGGACAAATGATATGGCGGGTAAATTACTTACACTGAACAATATGGGCCAGTCGGGGCTGAACTCTGACCTGGCGCCCTGGGAACTAGGTCCTGAGTACATCACTCACGGGGATAATTTCCGGGTGCGTGACGGGTCTATCTTGCCTTTTTCAGGGTCCAAGGTTATTTTCCAGGGGCACCCCGGCCAGACTCCCGCTGGAATGCTAAAGTTCTTTCGAGTACGAGAGGGCGATTTCTGGCTGCAGGCAACGCGCAACGAAGTGCTGGCCACGGCAGACGCTCAGCTCGGATGGTATCCAGCAACTCCCCTGGGTGGCTTTAGCCTTCCAGCAGGCGCTGAGCTACTGTGGACCGGTGACCAGCTGGGCCAGGTAGCCATCATTAATCATCCGGATCTAGGCCCGTACTACTGGGGCAAGTTGGGTCAGCTGCAATTTCTGGAGCTTCCCTTCGACGCTGACCAGACATGGCAGGACAAGAGCCTGCGGTGCCAGACCATGCGTGTACATAAGAATTTCCTGATCGCGTTGAACCTGCAGGGGTCTGAAGAGAACCCAAACGGGTACCGCATCAGCCACCCAGCGATAGAGGGGAGCATTCCTTTCACCTGGGATACAGTAAACGACCGATCATCCCTGGCTGTTAAAGCACAGCTCGGATCTGACGGGGGAGAGATCGTAGACGGTCGATCCTTGCGTGACGACTTCGTGATCTATTCCCGTGACGCAATCGACATTATAACCTTCAACCCTAACAGCGAATTCTACTGGAACCGGAGGGAGCTATCATCCACCGTCGGATTGTTAAATACTGACTGTGTGACGGGGGTTAAGGGCACACACATTCTTATTGTGAATGGTGATGTGGTCGTGAATAACGGCTCCGAGCTCAAGTCCCTTATGAACAACCGGTTACGCAGTAGGTTCAATGCGCGGAACAACGACACTACGCGGGTGAACAGTTTTATCGCGCGCAACGACACCTTCAAAGAGGTCTGGGTGTGCGTACCTGAGGGCGAATCCGAGACACCAAACACCGCCTACGTGTACAACTGGGTGGATGACAGCTGGTCGATACGGGACCTACCAGAAAACATGGTGGCCTCCGACTATGGCACCCTCCCCTCAGAAATTAACGAAGAAATAGAGAACCCTAAGTTTTGGAGCAACGCGGCGGGCACCTGGGCTGAGCAAGTTTTGCCCTGGGGCACTCGACAAATCACGGCGCTGAATGAGGCCATGGGCGGGATCAATGAAAGCGGCCAGGTATTCCAGCTCGATCCGAAAGAAGACATCGATGAAGCGGCCTTTAACATGGTGATAGAGCGCACGGATTACCCCCTGGACGGTCACCGCCAGGTAAACACCGTGGTGCGTGCCTACCCACATGCAGACGGCGACCCGTTTACTATGCAGTTTGGCTCACAGAACCAGGTAGGAGGAGAGGTCCTCTGGAGTAGCGAGCTTACCTTCGATCCGGGTAATGACAGGAAGCTGGATTTCAGGACTTCCGGCGAGGCGTTCGCCTGGAGAGTAAAATCGATAGGAACCAACCGATTCAAATTGAGTGGTATGGACCTCGAATACGTGCCCGCGGGGCTTAGATAATGTTCTGGTTTGAGCAGCCTCCAGCGCACTGGCCAGAAGAGGACAAAGCCTATATAAACCGGTTGATGCAGTACATCGACCAGGGGATCAACAGCGTAAACGGGGTCATCGTTCGGGACACGGTCCCGGAGCAGCCCAGAGAGGGCCGTATATACTATTTAAGGGAAGATTTGAGTGATGGTGCCACGGAGGGGTATTATGTGTATTTAGACGACGTATGGCGTAAAATAGCTTTCGAGGATCTACCATGAGTAAATTCACAATGATGGTGTTGCCTGAGCAAGATGCAATTAATTTGTGGGACTCTACCATATGGCCTTTACTGGCCCCAGCTGTTATGCTGAGTAACGGTGAGAGCACCGAGGCCAGCCTAAAGCAGCGGGTCAAACTTAAGGACGTGGCTGTTGTCCTGGCAATGTTCGCGGGGGAGCCCAAGCTGGCTTTCACCCTGGAGGTTGTCGAGTATGACAGTGGGCTGCGGGCGCTGTTCCTTCCCTTTATATCCGGGGACGGTATAGCAGAGCTTCTCGCAGATTGCTTTGAGGAATTGAAACAAATAGCAAGGCAGAGTGACTGCACAGAGATCCGTGGGATGTCAGTGCGACATGGCTGGATGAGAATATTAAAACCGATGGGCTGGGAACCGGTCCACGAAATCATTAAATGCAACGTGGAGGCTACCCCATGAGCGGCGGCAAAAGTAAATCCCAGTCTGAAGGCTGGAGCACACAAGAAGTTTGGCAGCCCCAGGCCGACGTATTAGAGGACATGTACAAGCAGGCCCCAGGAATGATGGAGAGCGTTCAAGATCAAATGGGCGGCATCCAGGAGGGGATGAATAACTGGACCCAAGGCGTACAGGACCAAGCTATGCCTGCCTGGGAGAATCAAATGGCGGGCGGCAATCTGCAGGGGTACGATATCACGGGGACCTTAAGCAACAGCTTAGGGGGCGCCATGGGCGGGCCTACGCAGCAGCAGCAAGCTATTGAAGGCATGCAGGGCTTTGATCAGGGGCAGGCATTCCAGCGTGAAGGCGGCGGGAACTACTCCGACGCGTATAAGCGGAACTTTGTTAATGATGCCAGGTCAGCAATGGATACATCTTTGCAGTCCCTGGATGCCAGAGCAGCGGTAGCAGGAATGGGCGGTGGATCCGCTTATGGTAATGCTATGGCCCGTGGCCACCAGGACATTAACAGCAATATGCAAAAGAACCTGGCCAACGTCGGATATCAAGATTACAACAACCGCCAGAATATGAATTTCCAGGAGCACACCAATCGGCGGAATATGGGCTTCCAGGACAATGCGCGATTGCAGGGAATGCAGCAGCAGGCGGGAGCCGGTGCGGACCAGAACCTACTGCAGCAGCAGGGCATGTTATCCGGATTGGCAGGTCAGCAAAACCAATACCAGCAGCAGGCACTCGCACAGTCGGGGGCCATGAACCAACTAGGGCAGGGGCAGTATCAAAATGCCATGATGCCAGTTAACGCATACGGTCAAATGATGCAGTCTATTGGGGCACCTACCGTGCTATCCGATAGTGAAAATGACTCGTGGCAGTATTCAAGACAAGGGGGCCTATAATGGCATATCAACAACCTAGATACACACCTTTTACACCGGCCAGCGGGCCAGACTATGCCATGCAGGGCAACCCTCTAACCCCTAAGTCGGGGCTGATCGGTGGGCTGATAAAGTCCTACCTGGGTGCTGTTACCGGCGGGATTATTGGTGGTGGCGGTGACGAGCAAAAGTCTACCCCATCGACAGGAGGCGCGCCGGTTCAGTCTGGATTTATGGGGGCGGCACAGCAGGCACCCTCACAGATGTTTGACCAGTTCCAGCAGCAGAATCCCATGGTGGGTGGCGCGATGCAGGGCATAGGCAATGCTATGGGTCTCAGTGGCGCGCCACAGGATCCAAATCAGCAGGCTGGCGTGGATGGTGGCATGTTGAACCAGCCGCAGCAGCAGCAGCAGCAGATGCCTTGGACCCAGCAGTTCAGTAACTATTTTTAAGGAACGATCATGGCTAGAGAATTTGGCTGGGAAGACATAGGTATCGGCCTCCTCGGCATGAAATTGCCCGGGGTAACCAAAGGATATTATGGGGCTAAAGACGCCCAGGAAGCCGAGCGCGTGCGCCAGTTGAAGCGCACCGAGGCAGCTATGGCGCGCTCCGATCTTGCAGGACAATCAGAAAACTTCTACGGGAGAGCACAAGAACAGCTCCCTTCGGATCAGTTCGGCCCCGCGCAACCCGGTACAGGGCTGCTAGGCATCCAGGACTTAGACCCTCAGCGCCGCATTGATATTGAGCAGCGGAAAGCGGCCCTGGAAAGCGAGAACCCGTTCATGCAAAAGGCGGCTATTGACATGATGTCAGAGCGTCAGAAGCAGGGTTTCCATAAAATCAATGATCCGGGCGGGAAAAGGTTTGCGGATAAGTGGCTAAACCTGGGTAATGAATACATTAACCCGGTCACTGGGGAAACCCATCAGATCCGAGAGAACCCGAATTATAAGACCATTGACCAAGGACCTTTCACTACCAGGCTACAGACTGGAGAACAGTTTAGCAAGAACCTGCAGCAGACCCAAGAGCAGATGGGCGCAGGAGATTACAGGGTTAAGAAGCGTAATAACTTCGATAAAGAAATCGGGGCCAGTGCATCGGCAATGGATGCGATTGATACAACGGTATCTAAGTTGACTGAGTTGAGCGGGATCACTGACTGGACATCGACGGGGCTTGCCTCCTGGGCTAAGAGCGCCCCCATGCTTCCCCCAAACGAGTGGATGAACATGCGGGACGTTATTGTCTCCAGATTAGCAACCGATAAAATGTCCGAGCTTAAGGCACTTTCACCCTCCGGATCGACTGGGTTTGGTGCTCTGTCTGAAAGAGAATTAGACTTGTTACAAAGTCAGTTAGGAAGCCTGTCCCAGGAACGAAGTCCAGAGAAGATAAAAGAACAAATCACAGAGATAATGGGGCTGTTATCCAAGTCAAAGAAAACCATGTCCAGGGCTCGTGACAAGCAAGTATCTTGGTACAACAGGAATTTAATTGACGGGTATGAAAGATATGATGGTCCGCAAAAAGAGGCAAGCGCCAAGCCGGTAGGCATCCCGGAGGCTGTGCTTAACGAGCCAGACTACGAAAGCATGACTATGGATCAACTACAGGCCATACTTGATGGGGGCTCACCGTGAACAGAGAAGATATGATTGCTGCTGCTAGGCATATCGGGCAGCAGAAGAGGGACAAAGCAGCCCTGATAGAGAAAGTTAGGAGTATGCCTCAGCAGCCAGCTCCAGCTCCAGCTCCAGCTCCAGCTCCAGCTCCAGCTCCAGCTCCAGCTCCAGCTCCAGCTCCAGCTCCTAATATCGTTACTGATGATATGCGCAATTTTATGTCGGACTTTGACTCTGTGGCTCGGCCACGAGGAAAGGAGGCCGGATATGATATGGCCCGCGACATGGTCAGGGATACGGCGGCGGGTATGATGGGTGGTGTGGCATTGACTGCAGCGTCTAAAATTCCTGCCTTGCTTCGTGCTTCCCCTATTCTGGCTAAGTATCTAGGCTATGGGGGCCAGGCGTTGACGGCGCCTAAATCCATACCCCAGGCAGGGCTAGGCGGCGCTATAGAGGGCGCAGGGAGTGAAGCAGTTAAAGAGGGGGCAACGCCCGAAGACGTGGCTAGAGCAGCGGGGCTCGGATCGGTATTCGGGACTGCGGGTCAGAAAGTCTTAGGGGGAGCAGCGCGCGGATTTAAAACGGATCCGAGGGCCCAGACTCTCTTAGACCAAGGGATGGAAGTTACCACCGGGGGCCGGTTCGGCTCCGGGATGCACGCTGTCGAAGACAAGCTTACCTCCGTACCTATCGTGGGGGACGCTGTGACAGGCGCTAGGGTCCGGGAGAAAAGCAGTTTCAATAAGGCGCTCATAAATGACGCCCTAGGCGCGCTTGATCGGCCGCCGTCAAGTGACCTGGTGCCTTATGGGACCACAGCCCCTCCCACCTCAGCAAGGTTGCCCGAGGGGCTAGAGTCTGGTGGGTCCGCGATCAAGTATGCTGATGATCTTATATCCCGAGGGTACAAAGACACCCTAGATAATATCGTGGTTAAAAGTGATGACCTGTTTAAGGCGGACATGGATAAGATCCGAGCCATGACGTCTGAACTGCCCAAGGACGCCCAAACGCGAGCATTAAAATATATAGATCGAAATATTGCAGAACAGATGGATAATCCGACTGAGCTGTTACTAGGGCAGACATTCAAGAAAGCATACAGTGACCTGGGGTCGGAATCTCGTCGTCTTGGGAAGAGTCAGGACGTGTGGATGCAAGATGCGGGGGAGGCAATAGAAGCCAGTAAACAGGCCCTAAGGCAGCTTAACGCAAGACAAAATCCTGCAGCAGGACAGCAACTAGACCGGCTGGATAAAGGTTTTGCTAAGATGCGTGTGATCGAAGATGCCGCTAAACGGGCGGGGGCTGATGACCGTGTATTAAACGCCACTCAGTATCTTAACGCGGTTCGTAGACAGACAGACGACCGTACTTTCGTTCATGGGGAGGGATTCAACCAGCCGCTTGCAGAAGACGCAAAAGCTGTTATGTCTCAGAAGGTGGGGGATTCCGGAACCACCGGTCGCGCGATTATGGGCGGGCTACTAGGTGGAGGGACTTTAGCATCTGGGACGTTCTTACCTACCGCCGTGGGCATGGCCGCCGGTGCGGGGCTGTACACCAAACCGGGCCAAAAAATGCTTAACAGTCTGCTGTTCCGCAATTCTAACACTAGCAAAGTCAGGGAGCCCCTGGCCAATCTTCTAGGTCTGGCCTCCGCTAATTTCGGGGCCAGCATAGACGACAGCTACTAGAGAAACGACAAAGGCGCAGGCGTCTTTATGCCTGCGTATTTCTGGATAGCGGCGCGGAGCTGGGACTGAGTTGTAGCCTTCGATTCTAGGGCCTCTCTCACTACCTGCTCCACCGTTCCCTCTACCATGATGCGATGACATATCACCGGCATTTTCTGGCCCTGGCGGTTGATTCTCGCGTTAAATTGGTCATATAGATCCAGTGACCAGTTGAGCCCGAACCATACCAGGTTATGACCCCCGTACTGCAAGTTGAGGCCGTGGCCCATAGATGCGGGATGACCTACCAACATTTTAATTTCTCCTGCGTTCCAGGATTCAATAGCCTGTACCAGGTTGTCACCTGACATCCCGGATAAGTTAACGGCATGGGGGAAAGCTTTCATGATCCGGATGCAATCGGATTTATATGCGTAAGCGACTAGCAGACTTTTGTCCCCGGTTTGATCATCAATTTCTTTGAGTGCTTCGATTTTCAGATCGTGCACCTCGTTAAACTCTGGGTTTTCAGGCTCAATATACACCGATCCATTAGCAAATTGGAGGCATTTATTAGTGAGTGCAGCAGCGTTAAATACCACCACCTCGTGGCCCCCGTCTTCCTCCTCTAGTTGCGTGATCATGTCCCTTTCCAACTCATCGTATGATTTGCGAAGAGAAGGCGGGAGCCGGATCATCACGTCGTTATAACTGAAGGCAGGCATTTCTAAATAATCTGATGCGCTCATCTGCAGCGTAACATCATGAATTAAATTCTCTATCTGTTTCTGGCTCTCAGGGAACGGGCACCAGCGACGGGAGTATCCATCCTGGTACATGAACCTGTCCCGGAAGTGTGTTATGTGGGTACCTAATCGTGCACCTCCATCAGTCACCAGGAATTGACCATGCAGGTCTTGCAATCCATTGGATGCAGGGGTACCAGTCAGACCCACTTTTCGGTGAAATTTTGAGATAAGGTTGTAAAATGCTTTGCTGCGTTTGGTGGTGCTAGTCTTCATCTTTGAGACTTCATCCCACACGACCATCTGAAAAGGTAAGGGCCGGTTTTTCTTCACATAGAAGTGGTTAAGTTGCTCGGATAACCACTCTAGGTTTTCGTAGTTGATTAAGTATATATCTGAGTTGGGGCTGTGAAGGTGCTGCAGTCTTTTTTTAGCGGTCCCTATCACATATGAAAACTTAAGGTGACAGGTGTGGGACCAGTCACGGGCCTCTTTTTCCCAGACAGTCTGACATACTCTCAGGGGAGCGACTACGAGCACTTTGTTAATCTGACCAAAGGCCCGTAGCTGGTTAATGGCTGTCAGAGTTATAACGGTCTTTCCTAGCCCCATATCTAACCAGAGCATGGATCCGGGGTGCTGCATGATGTGGTTGGTGGCGCGTACCTGGTACCCATGCAGATTCTCAGGGGTTAAAAGCATAGTCCACCTCTTTATCAGTGCTGTATTTTTTGTCGAAAGTCTCCTGGCTCATGCGTTTAGCCCGGATCGGACCCAAGGGTATGCCACGAGGTGACGGTCCCCCGAATCCGTAAGCCTGTCTGACTTTTTTAGCAAACAAATCCAAGCGTTCTACTGTGTTTTTTACTTTGTAGCGAGCCCCCCAGGGGCACTCGAAAGTGACATAAACTTCGTTCCGGTTATCCAGGAACGCAATATTTAACCCTGCAGTAAGGATCTCGTTTAAGAGCCATTGCCCTTTTTCTCGTCTAGTCATCTCCATGTCATTGTCTCCAGTAATTGAGGGCCGCATCCACCGCCCCGATGAAACCATTAACGATGCCTTTTCCCTGGTCCACGCCATTGACGAGGAACACGGGCACATCTTGCTCAGCTAAAACATCTCGGTGTAATTGTTGCAGTTTGTCAAAGCCCTGGTTATTGTTTTCAGCTTTGAACTCTATAAACATAGCGCGGCCCCGGTACAAGAATAGCCGATCGGGGACGCCACGCACGTTCGGACTTGTGAATTTGTAGACTGTCATCCCCTCGGCCGCAGCATATTCGACTACAGCGCTTTCGATTTTTTGTTCGGATAGTGGTGTGTATTTCTCTCTGTTAACCATGATAGTGTCCTCGGTAAAAAGGGGGCCGGAGCCCCCCCCCCCCAATCTGTTATGCCGACAAGCGGCGGGTGTAGCCAAGTCCGACTAGTCCCCCGCTAAGCAGTAGGGGGAGTCCGGGTTCAGGTACGTTACCAATAGGCTCAATATCCGAGACTGCAATGAAGTCATAATGACCTGTTCCCCGGGATGCAGCTTGTTCGCTGTCAAACCATATCAAGGCGAGGTTGGATCCTAGCAGTGATGGGTGGGCCAAGGCTCCGACTTCAAACGAGTACAAGTGATCAATAGATCCGGGGTTTGCGCCAGCCTCAGACAACCACTGATCGTCATAAAAGCCGAAAGATTCCCAGTCTATTACCGCAGTTTCACCAGTCCCTACGTTAGTCACCAGGTCGCTGAAAATGTCCCAGGACAAAGTTGCTGAAGTGATGGGGGTATCCAGGTGACTGAAAACTTCCAAGCGTTCACCGGTGACCGGATCATAGATCCCGAAGTTCTGGGATCCGGTCCCCACGATGTCCAGCAGGAATACAGTGGCATCATCCAGGTCACCGTTGGCATCAGTCAGACGGAACAGCTCATCGCTTTTGTCCACTTCAGTCATGCTGGTGTCGCCGGTGAAATCAGATAAGGAGATAGAGGCCTGTACAGGAAATATACACAGGAATAGTAAGGGTATTGCATATAATACTTGTCTCATTTGGTTATCCTCTTGAGATGTGTACCGGGATCAAGGCCCCCGGAACAAAGGCACGTTTGCATTGTACTACGCTTCCCAGGCTCGCTTCATTCGATGGATAGCGCAGTCGGGGTTATCGCACTCCCCCAGTATATTACACCCAGGGGTAAAAGTCTAATCTTTTCTGTATCTTTCTGCAATATACCCGCCGGCTGTGAGCTTCAGTCCCGGCGCCCACGGTATCGGTTGCGCTGCTTCAGCGTTAATGATCCTCAGGGTAGCTTCTGAGTGGCTTTTATCAGACAACAGTACAAGCTCATCATGCACATGCATCCGGATGTCTCCTCCTTCACCGTGCACCCGCCGGATCCACAGCGCCATTATATCGCGGGCTATTGCCTGGATGATATTCTCCAGGATACCCCCAGAATGGGCGCTTATGCGGGTCCATTTTTGAGAGTAGGTGTCTGTCCCCATGAAAGTGAACTTCTCTATCAACTCGTTTTCATCCCAAGGGGCTGGCCCCCTCTCTATCCGGGACTGGTAATAGCTGAGTCGACGCCCGCTAGGCAGCGTGATAAATAAAAACTCACCCTCTTTTACGATGGATAGATAGTGACCTTCTACAGACCGTCCTGGGTTATTTACGCACCATTTAATGGCGTCTTTTATCCACTTCCAGAAGGCAGGCAGCTCCGGATAAATGGCCCGGTACGTTTTAACGTGGGTCTGTGCTTCAGGCTCCGTTAAGGTGACACCATAGTCTTTAGCATACCTCATCAGGCCTTTAGCCCCCAGCATGTACTGACAGCCAAGAGCTGCAGGTTTGGCGAAGGTTCTCTGTTCTTTGGTTACCTCTTGATATTCAACGTGAAACAGTCGGGTAGCTAAAACCCGGTAAGTGTCTAGCCCCTGGTCAAACGTGCTTATAATAAGTTTAGATCCGGTCAGCCACCCGGCTAAGCGGCTCTCGATGCTGGATAGATCCGAGACAACAATGTCTTTTCCTGGTGGGGCTTTAATGGCTCCTCTGATGCTGGTTGAAATCTGGTTCATGTCCACATGTTGCCCTGCTAGAATGTCCCCTATGTCCTGCTCCATGTTGGCTGTTGAGCGTTTCAGGTTCTGTAGCTGAACCCCGCGACCTGCCCACCGTCTAGTCCGCTGTGCTCCAGCAAACTGCAGTGTCTCACGCAGTAGGTTTGCCCTCGGATCGGTCCGGTTTTTAAACGCGTTCCACTTCGAGCTACTAGAAGCCTGGGATATCAGCAAAGATGCCTCCAGGGCCTCTTTTGCCGGTCCGATGCACTGTTCGGCGGCCCTCTCCTTAGTGGGTTTCTGCAGGTTGTCTAGTTCCATGCCTTGAAAAGCCAGCTGCTCATTAAGCCAAGCGAGCAAGGGTCTGGGCGTGATTTTATCCAATCGGGTTATGGCGTATAGTCTGTCTTGTAAGACTAGTTTTTCAGAAGCCATAGCCTTTAAAGCTTTATCCACAAGGGTCATGTCCACAGGAATACCTGCCCGGTTAATGTACCGGTCAATTCTCCAGTGGGCCCACTCCTCATCAGACATCGGCTGGAATTGTTCGCACCAGGCCCACATGGTCCGCATGGCTTCAATGTCCTGGCGGCAATACTCTATAAACTCTATCCACTCATCATGCCTAGTCCAGCGACTGTGCCAATTGATCCGGTGGTTTGAGGGCTGCTGTTTACAAAATAGCTGGATCAGTTTCCGACCCCGTTTGTCTTTTACCTCATCAAGGTCAAAGACCCCAATCTGTGCCATGATATCACCTAGGCCTCGGACAAAACTTAATCCATACGCCATGACCTGGGAACACTTCCACTGCTCAATAGTCAGGGGAATTTTCATCACTTGCTCGGTGATCATCATTTCAAAGGGCGCATTATGCGCTCGGATTTCTCCCTGATGGTGCAGCAGGAAGGGCCCAATTTCTGGTGGCATTGGCTCCCCGGCGTCAATGTCCCACACTCGCGCGGGATCATTGCCGACGGCCCACCCCAGCATTAAAGCTTTGGTGCTGGGGTGGCGAGAGTAGACATCGGCCCCGACTTTTTTAAGGTCGAGGTTTGATGAAGTCTCGTAGTCAATCCACAGGATGTCAGAAGGCGACATCATGGTCGGATATAGGCTGACCGAACTGGTCAAACTGCTGGCCAGTGCCTACTGGTTGGTTCTGCGGGGGAACCACTACCTGCTGCACTGGTTGCGGTTGCACAAACTGCGCTCCCACGGGCTGTGTGAATGGCACTACGTCAGGAACTCCCACAGGGGCCGCCGGTACACCTACCGGTTGCTGTGGGACAGCGAACTGTGGCTGCGGTTGCACAAACTGCGCTCCCACGGGCTGTGTGAATGGCACTACGTCAGGAACTCCCACAGGGGCCGCCGGTACACCTACCGGTTGCTGTGGGACAGCGAACTGTGGCTGCGGTTGCA